TTCATCGACCAGTATCTTCCTTCAGCCAAAGACGCTGCTACTGCTGCTGGCATTGCTTTGGTTGCTGCTACCACTCCACTTTTACTTAATGCTGTAAAACCTTTAGTAAAACAACTGATAAAAAAGCTGACGAAAAAGAAGAATGATTGAAGAATTTATTACTTATAAAGGATTTGTATATAAAAAAGTAGGTGTAATGGATTCTATTATTAAACAATGCCCAAACTGCAATAAACAGTTTTTTACTAAAGAACAAAGAAAAAAATATTGCAACAATCTATGTAAAACACAATATTGGAGAAAAAATAAAATGTAAAATAATTATCTGTAGATAAGTTTCCTACCCGTAGCTTGTCTACTGCTTATTCTAATTTATGTTTGTGCGGTAATACCTGACCTTTCTTTTCTACAATCTCTATATCTTTACATAAATTATAGTAAGGACTTGATTTGGAAAACCTGATACCAGCAATTTTTTTCTCACCACAATGACGTAATCTTGCCATATGCCAATCTAATTCTAAGTTTTTTAATTTTTGTTTATTTATATCATTCTGTATTTGGGCTGCCTCTTTGCACTGTCTTGTGTATTGACGATCTAATGGAATACTAAAGTTTAAAGTAATTCCTGTACCAAGTGCATAACTATCTTTGTTTGTTCCAGAATAATTTAATTGTTCAAAAAGTACGACTCCTGGGTTGTCGGGTGTGCCATCTCCTATAGCGTTCCCATCATCATCAAAGTCTCCGACAATATCAGTCTCGTCATATACAGGAGTAGTGTAATAATCACGATAAGGTTTGCGATAATTTGAATTAAAAGTTGTAAATGGGGTAATGGTCATCATTGCGCCCTGACATACAACACCACCTCCATATTGATTAGTATGAAAACCACCATTATTCACATTCCAATTTTGGTTTGTTACACTGCCGCTATTTGACTGACTTACAGAATTAGCTAAGACTCCTGTTGGTAAAAGGGCTATTGAAAGACAGAGGTAGTGGTAACTACGGATTCCGTTTCTATGGTGCGATTTATGGTTGTGACGTTCTGAAGCCCTGGTCCAGAATAACTTTCTGTAAATTGAAAAGCATCTCCTGATGTAGGATTTGTAAGAGTCCAGTTTGGTTTGGTTGTCAGATCTGCTCCTGTCCATGTATAACTTTGTCCTCCTACTGTTCCTGTGACTTGAGTTGCATCTGGTGAAATATCTCCTGATGCAGAAATGCCTGTGCCTGTAACTGTGTATTCGTAACCTGTTTTATAGTCTCTTGAAGTAATTGATTCTGTAATTGATGTTGTTGTATTAGTCGTACTGGACATCGTACCAGTTGTAAAATTTGGAACAATATTTGCGTTAGCTGGTAAAGCATATATAAAAAACAGTAATAAAAGCCTCCGCATAGCTCATTAGTCTACTGTGAGGGTAGTTACATATTGGCCTGTTGCAGTCGTACCTGATCCACCTGCTGTTAGTGTAATTACATGATTGTCAACTGTACCTGCAAGTGAACTTGTTGTGCCTCCACTTGTACTAGTCAAATCACCGAAAGGTGAAACTTCACCTGTGGTTAAACTTGTTGATATAGTATCGCCTGTTGTGTGTGAAACTGTGAATGTATACGATTCCCCGTCAGTTAATTGACTTGCTGTGATTGGAGTATAAGCATTTACGCCATTAGTAACTGCTCCCAAACCTCCAAGACTTCCAGCTGTTGTTCCATCTGTAGTCGTAACTCCTGTTCCAGAAATGCTATAAGAATTTCCAATACGATCAGCTGTAGTTCCTGGTGCTGCAACTTCTAATTTAACGGAAGAAGTTATTGAAGATGTTATATCAGCATATGAAGCTGGCATAGCAGCAAAGAGCAAAAATGGTAAAAGTTTTTTCATTTTTTTACAACTCCAACTTTAGAGTCTTTATTGTCAACTATCTTAACATTATCATTAAGTTTCTTTTTGTCATTAACTTTTTTAATATTTAGGCCGTACTGGGCTGTTACGGCTGACAATAATCCGGCAGCGAAAGTTGTATCAATTTGCCTAGTAGGGTTTGGATTAAAGTACGACCATGAAATAACGCCTAAACTCCAAAAAAGTATAATCATCTGCACCACATTAGCAATAAGACCATTGCCTTCTTTTTCTTGATCTTCCATAAATAAAAGCTTTATGGCAAATTTAGCAAAAGTTGTTATGTTTGGAAAGTAACACACATTTTTATGATTAAAATTTTAAAACAATTACTAATGACGTTTCTTACAACTACAACTGTAAAACGTTTGGTAGTTGATCTTTTGCGAGCAATTTCTAAGCAAACTTCAAATACTCTTGATGACCGTGCTGTTGATATTTTAGAAAAACAATTATTCCCAATAAGACAATGAAAAAATTTTTAAATATCGAAATTGAAGAAGCACCTCCTGAGCTTCAACTATCTGTTGAAATGAGATGCAGAGACATTATGCAAAGTGAAGATTATGACAATATAAAAAGATATTGCACTCATTTAGTAAGACATCAAATGGATCAAGATGTTTTTCTTGCTTCAATGCTTGGAAGATTAATTGAACTAGAAGCTGCTTTAGTTAAAAAAAGTTTAGCAGAAGAAAAAAAAACTAATCCTATAAAAAAGTTTTTTCGTATTGATTAATTTCTTCATCTGTAAAATCTCGAATTAATAGATTATCAATTTTATTAACTTCATAATTAAATTTAATAACAGCAGTTTTTATATGTTCTTTAATCCAACGACCTTCATTATAAACTACCTGTGCTTTTCCATTTTTATTTATATGCACATAATGATCTTGACCTTTTAATTGAACATCTAAAAAGTTTCTTTCTAGATTTTTTCGTCTAATTTCTTTTAATTTTCTTAGTTTAACTGAAGAATGTTCTTTTTTTTTCATTTTAATTCAAGTGAAATATCAATCCAGCAAGGTTGCGGTTTAACTCCTGGAATTTGTTTATAAAAAGGATTAGTTATGTATTCATAAGTTTTTTTACCATCAAAAAAAATTCTTCCAATATATGGATTAGATGGAAATTTTGTTTTTTTCATAAATTGGAAGATTATAATTAATTTTAAAACTATTTAGTTAATAAGTCATTTTGAATTAAATTTTGTTTTTAAATATTTAATTTCTATAGCTTTTTTATCTCGTAAATAATCTTCATTTGTCATAGTTGATTCTATTAAATATTGATCATTTAAACGAGACATAGCAGCATCATATTCTTGTTGGTTCAAAATGGAATGTCCTCCGTTTCTTCTTTTGTTTGTATTCTTCTTGGATTTATAGTTCCAAAGCATGAATCTTCATCATCTTCAAATGTATTTTTTCTACCATTTCCATTTAAATATATACCTTCAACTTCTTCTCTTTCATTTGTTCGCATGTCATAAACTTTTCCAGTTTCAATTTTTGTTTTTGCAACAGCCTTTATATGGTTACAAAATTCATCAATTGAAGTTAATGGAATAAACAAACGCATTTGTTTAGGATATTTTTGTTTGCTGTTTTCAAAAGGATTATCTCTAACTGTAAAGTTAACAGGAAGAGTAAGTGCAGGATCAAATTCTTGATAAGCCATAATTTTTAAAATGAATGAATTGGTGTAATGTTATGTGCTTCTTCCCATGCCAAAACATGGTGAAGCTCGTAGCGAACTCGAGGTTGACCGATCGCTAAATGAGTTTTTGGT